CTGGGTGCACAAGGCACGGTAGGTGCACAAGGTACTCAAGGAACTCTAGGCTCCCAAGGCACAGTAGGTGCACAGGGAACACAGGGAACAGTTGGATCTCAAGGAACCCAAGGAACTGATGGAGCCCAAGGAGCAGTTGGTTCTCAAGGCACACAAGGAACTGAAGGTGCTCAAGGAGTTCAAGGAACTGTTGGTTCTCAAGGAACTCAAGGAACTCTAGGTACTCAAGGTACTGATGGAGCCCAAGGCACAGTAGGTGCACAGGGAACAGTCGGTGCTCAAGGTGCTGTAGGTACCCAAGGTACTCTTGGTTCTCAAGGTACTGATGGTACTCAAGGTACTCAAGGTACGTTAGGTTCTCAAGGAACTGTAGGTGCTCAAGGCACAGTAGGTGCTCAAGGCACAGTGGGTTCACAAGGAACTGTAGGTTCTCAAGGAACTGAAGGTGCTCAAGGTACTCAAGGCACAGTAGGTGCACAGGGAACAATTGGTTCTCAAGGTACATCTGGTCTTGATGGAGATAAATACTCCACAACCTCTACAACATCATTTACATTAGGAACTTCTGGTTCTCAAACAATTACGGTTACAGATCTAGCAGTTGATTACTCTGTTGGTCAAGACATCACTGTTGCCTACGATGTCTCTAACATTCAATACGGTACTGTAAGTTCTTACAACTCTGGAACTGGCGCCCTTGCATTTAATAAAACCAGCAAAGTTGGTACTGGAACATACGCTTCATGGACAGTAAATCTATCTGGTGCTGTCGGTGTTGCTGGTGCACAAGGAACTACTGGCGCCCAAGGAACAGAGGGTGCTCAAGGTACCTCTGGTCAACTTGGAACTCACGCAGAGACTATTACTCCAGTATCTCCATATTCAGCAACAACTTTCACAATTACACACAATCTTGGAACACGAGATGTGTTAGTAACTGTACAAGATGCTACTTATAACGAGGTAGTTACTGATGTAATTGCATCAACTACATCTGCTGTAACTATCGGATTTGCAGTGGCTCCACAATCAGGTGAAACTTATCGGGTCGTAGTAAAGGCTTAATACGTGAGTAAAAGAGCCCTCGTACCTATCAACGTACTTGCCGTAGGAACTCAACCTACAGGTAGGTACGTTGGAGATATCTATTACAATACAGAAGCAAGAAATGTCTATGTATTTGATGGGGTTGAGTGGCTTGAAATTACAACAAACGTTTCTGCAGATATAGTTGAGGGTGGGGATGAAGTTGATGGTTCTGACACCGTAACAGGTGTAGCCGATGGAGGAGACGAAGCAGGTGGCAGTGATGTATACACAAGTTCCTATGATGGTGGAGGAGTAGTCTAATGTCAGTAACAATCAAACTTCGTAGAGGTACTGCATCGCAATGGACATCAAATAATCCAACACTTGCTGCTGGTGAAGTAGGAACAGAGACAGATACTGGTAAATTTAAAGTTGGTAACGGATCAACTGCTTGGAACTCTCTTGCATATGGTGGTCTTCAAGGTATTCAAGGTGTTCAAGGAGTACAAGGTGTACAGGGCACTCAAGGAGTACAAGGTGTACAAGGCGTACAAGGCGTACAAGGCGTACAGGGTGTACAAGGATTGCAAGGGACTGTTGGTGCACAAGGTGCTGATGGAACTCAGGGAACTCAGGGAACTCAAGGTACTTTAGGATCTCAAGGAACTCAAGGCACTCAGGGCACGCAGGGAACTGATGGAACTCAAGGTACTCAAGGAACTCAAGGAACTCAAGGCACTCAAGGAACTCAAGGCACTCAGGGCACTCAGGGCACGCAGGGAACTGATGGAACTCAAGGTACTTTAGGATCTCAAGGAACTCAGGGAACTCAAGGCACTCAAGGAACACTTGGAACTCAGGGTGCTACAGGAAACTTTGGTGGAGAAACTCATGAATATAATTTCTTAACTAATACAGAAAATACTGATCCAGGTAGTGGAAATTTAAAATTTAATAATGCAACTATCTCTAGTGCAACTGCGTTGTACATAGACAACCTTGATTTTGCTTCAAATGACATTTCACAACTACTACAAACAATTGATGACTCAACCTCTGGAATTAAAGGAACTATCAAGTTTACCGAAGTTGGAGACGCAAACAGTTTTGCATTCTTTCAAATTACTGGTGCTCATACGCACGAAAGTGGTGGAGCATACTTTAACGTCCCAGTTGCTCATGTAACAGGAACTCTGTCAGTCATTAATAATGACAATGTATACGTAACCTTTGCTCGTGTTGGTGACAAGGGTGATACAGGCGCTCAAGGAACTCAGGGCGTTCAAGGAGTACAGGGCGTTCAAGGAACAGTTGGATCTCAAGGAACCCAAGGTACTGATGGAACTCAAGGAGCAACTGGTGCTGGTACTCAAGGAACACAAGGAACAATTGGATCACAGGGAACTGCAGGCACTTCGCCATCAGGCAGTGCTACTGTTGCTGATGTCTTAATGCTAGGTGGAATGTAACTAAAAAAGTTCTGTACTACCGTTATGTATTTGACTGTACTGCGCTGCTGCTTGTAAAAACTTTATAGGTTTATATATCTGCGGTTTTACCGTAAACGTATTAAACTTTATTTGGTTTTCTTCTTGTTTCATTCTAAAGTTAAAAATATACCAATCTATAGGGCAATTAATTCCTTTAGATTCAACATCCTTTATTGCTTTTTCTGCACCACGTCTGCTTACAGCATATCCTGCACATGACCACTGTTGATATGAAAGACAGATATAGTCTTGATACACATCGTGTTCTAAAGGATTGTAAGCAAACAAAGAATCATCAGGAACAAAAAATGAAAAGAAATCCCAGACAGGCATAAGTTCACTCATATAAATACTTGCAATATTTTTAAAGTTACTACTTATTACTATGTCATCTTCAAAAATAATTAATGTGTCGTATTTAGATTCTAAAAACTTTTTATACGCCAAGTAATTACTTGCCCAAACTCCTACAACTCCAGAACTTGGTGGGAAGGTCTCTCCTGGCTTACAGAAGTCGGTAACAGTGTTTACTTTAAATTCAGGTTTCTTACTTAAGAACTCTGTTGCTTTTTCGGTTGTATTTAAATACACGGTCTCAGAACCAAGACGAGGCAAGAATGACATAGATTTTAAAATGCCTTCGTAAGATTTGTTCCTTAATTCATTTCCAGTATCAGTATGAAAGACCTCAAAGCAGGCGTTATCTAGCACTTCTCAATCCATACCTGATAACCAGACTCAATCATTGTGTACTCGCCCTTACAGAGGTTAAGAACGCAATCCACGCCCCTCTTAGGCTCTCTGTACTCTCCTCCGCCATAATTCCAGAGGTAGTCATCAAATGCCATCACCCCACCTGATTCCAGGTGCCTAAAGCCATTCAGGCCATCTATAGCGGTCTGCAGAGCGGTGTGGTCGCCATCTATGTATATGAAGTTATATGAACTAGCGCCCTTTAAGAAGAACTCATCACTGGTCATCTTGTGCTTTAAGATTCTTCCATCCTTTGGGAATCTTGAATCGTAGTAAGCCTCTACTGAAACAAAATCCAAAGATTCATGGGCGACTTCTTCGCTACCCTCCCACGTATCCACATCATCTAGATATTCGATCTCTCGATTATTAAGGAGCCACTGCGTGGCGTCTCCTGTGTAGGTGCCGATCTGCAGTGCACGAAGTGGAACACTTGGCACATGTCTGAAGTACTTCTCTACATCTTTAAACCAATTAGGAAACATTAGTTGAACAACTTCATATTGTTAAGACATCCATTCACATACTCTTGAGACATCTCATAATTATCTAACAGATGTTCAAACAGAATCTTACTCTCATCTCTACGCCCAATCCACCAACCAGCAACAGCCTTCTCAAATAGTAAACAGTATGAGCCGTTGTATTCAACATACCCTGGCAGTGGCTGATTATAGGTAGTAGTAGCAAACAACAGACCTAGTTCAGCATAGGTATAGCACTCTTGGTACTCCTTATTTCGTTCTTTAATTCTACAGAGCAAAAAGTATGCCTCTGGTCTATTTGGTAGATAAGTAATAGCCTGCATGATGTTGTTGTATATGGTTCGATTTCTATCTCCTTGAGCACCCCAACACAACGCCATCTTTAACAGAGAGGTGTAGGTAATTAGAGGGTGTGTTTTATACCCATACTCAGCAGCCCTTAAATAAAATCCAGCAGCCGATGCGTATTGCAGTTGTTCTTCGTAGGCGATAGCAAGATTAAAATTATTCTCAACATCAACTGGATTCTCAGCCAGTTTTAAAGTCAACTCTTTAACGTCCATAAGACATAGCCTCCGTAATCATTCCGTTGACAACCTTCTTAGGGACCTCAAGAACAAAGGCGCAATTATCTTGTACACCGAAAGTTAAAACCAAATTCTTCTTTATGATTGCAGCACCTACACAGAATTCAATAGGCGTATCTAAAAATGAAAAGGAAGAGGTAATACCAACAAAGTTAAATTCTTTGTCCCATACAATCATTCGATGTCTGTAAATAGAGTCCTTTTGATTTAAATAATTTTTCCATAATTTTACTTCATGAGTAAAAGCAATATAGTAATCGCCCCAAGCAATTACATTTGTACCACCACGTTGATCAGGAGAAATTGGTGGAGTTTCTTTTACTAGTACCTGCTTACATTCAGACTTATCAGGATTAGCCCAAACAATTTCGGTAGGCATAGCCCACTTAACAAAATGATAAGGTTTGTCAAGAATCGGCATCCAATTCTTTTCACAGTAGGACGTAACATCTACAGGAGGCGGGATACGAACTCGTTGAACTTCTTTGGCTGTCCAATTCTTTTTATCTAATTCAATTTTAGAGTACTCCATGCGACCTTGCCCATTGGGCGTGGTATCACGCCGTACCCCGATCAGGTA